ACCTTCTAGTCCATATGCTGTCATATTAACAGTTGATGCTCTAAAGTCAATTGTTTGAAGACCATTATCTGGACTTATAATTTGTTGTCCGTCAAGTTTTAGTCCGCCTCTAGTAGTAAACGTACCGCTAACTGCGTCAACTAGTTGTGTAGTACTGTCGTCCATAAAGACAGAACCCATTAGATCAGCTGTTACGCTTGCGGCACTAATATTTGTTACTGAAATACTATCTGTTGAACCGTTGTAAATTACTGTGCTGTTTTCGCTTACAATATTTTCTTTTACAGTAATGTTGTTTGCTTCAACTGTTTCTGATGCAACGATATCTCTAATGTAGGCATTTGCCCAAGGACGTAAAGGAGTACCAATATCGTATGCATTAGCAGTTGATGGACGTAATGAACTAGTAATTAAAGCACCAACATTTAGTGTATCACCGCCTGCATTATCACCTAAGTTTACTGCACCTGTTGCTGTAATAGTACCGTCAATGCTGATATTACCTGTTCCAGTAATATCATTACCGTTTAAATCTAAGTTACCGCCTAGTTGTGGTGACGTATCATTAACAAGATCAAAATCTTCTTGCGACTGCGGACCTACTAATATTCCGCCTTGTGTTGCTCCATCACCTATAAAAAGTTTGTTTGTATCTGTAACGTAGACAGGCTCGCCTTGTAAAGGCACGATCGTTTGCCTTTCTGCGTCTGTTCCTCGTCTGATTCTTAATGCCATCTAAATACTCCTGGTATCGTTCCTACAAAGTATTTATCATTTTTCGAAAGAGATATCATTTTCGCTTCTTCATAAAAAGATGTGTACGTTTAGTAATATCTCTCTTTAATCGCTGCGTATCCAGTCTAAAATCAACGTTTACTATTTGATCTTGATACTCGTTAAAGAGATCATCTAACGTATTTTCTAAATTTAAATCTTTACTTTTTTGTATACTTTTCTGTATATCAATGTCCCAGATTTTACCATCCGAGAACTCGACACGGACTGTACTTAAATACTCTAAAGGTACTACGTCAATGTCGATATGCTCGAATACTTCTGGCCAGTGATCTACTACATCCGGTGGCAATAGTGGGTCGGATTTTTTCCTAGGCACTCTCTTCGGTCTTCTTAGTCTTACGCTTAGTAGGAACAAGGCCTTCTGCTTGTTCTCTAAGTTTCTTGGCTTCTTTGAACAAAGCATCAGCCTGAGACCGATATTGAGCAGCCAGTTGCTCGTCTGTTAGTACTTCTGTTTCACTTGCTTGTAACGGTTGTGCCGTAGCAAGTTCTGTTACATCTTCATCTACTTTAGGATTTAGATCAATAGGTGCTTCTTTTTTTACAGGAGTGTTATCTTTTATTGCTAGATCCTCAATAGATACACCTTTTTGCTCTGCAATGATCTTATTCAACTCAGCTAGATTAATAACTGTTTTATTATCAGGCATCATCTCTACATCTTTAGTTGCAGCTTTGACCATTTTACCTGTGGTATGAAAAGCAGCCAACATGTTTCGTCCGTCCGGTAAAACAGCTCTAGCCATTGCAAGACCTAGTTCTTCTGCTGTTTGACCAGCATTAGATTCTACTAGACGCATTAACGAATCGTGCTCGTCTGCCATTAGATTTTCAGTGGTAACTACTACGCAACTTTCAGCATCACCTGGAATTGTGCGATATGCAACTACTACCTTTCTTTGATTGCGGACCATACGTCCGACATGTTTTAAAGCCATAATGCTTCTCCTTATTCTGCGCTTTCAGGCGCTTCCTGTTGTTGCTGTTGCTCTTTCTGTTGCTTTTGCACCGCACCTAGGAATGATTCTAACTTAGTATAAACTTGACCAATAACCATCATTTCGTTAGGTTTAAATGCACCTCTTTGACTAGCAACATCAATTATTTGTTTAATCGAACCAAGATCTTGCACTGTCAATTCGGCAGCTTGTTGAGCTTCAGCTTGTTTTTCTTCAGCCATAGTTGTCTTTCTCCTTTAAAGTATGTATATATTTACTTGTATTTCAAATGTGGACATGCCAAAGTGAAATATGATAATTCCTTAGGATCTTCAAATCCTATCTTTAATAGGACAGAAACCTTATCTTCCCTAAGGTCAAGTGTCTTACCTACGTAAAAGCGATGCTTCATATTTGCTTCAATCCATTTAGCAATGGCATGTTCTAAGTTGTAAGACATAGGTATGTTAACATACTCGAAATGAACCGGAGGTTTTTCGAGCTGTCGTATTTTAAAAATATTTAAAGGATTTGGTTCCTTTAAATTATGCGGCATGTGTTTCCTCATAGTGTGCAGTAACACCAAATGGTGCTTGCAAGTGTTTATCTCGGTTGCTGTGAATTAAAAATACTGTATCACAGTAGTCTTCTTCACCCCAGCTATCCCAAGCATAACCATCGGTGAACATAATGAACTTCTTAGGCTGAATATCATTTTCGTGCATATAAGTCCAGTTGCACATAAAGTCAGTGCCGCCGCCACCGTAGATTTCGTAGTCAGTGAGGTCTTCGCCGCCATCTGCACTAAAGTCTGCTTCGTTGTAAACCGCAGTATCAAAGCACCATAATTTAATTTTATAGTCTTTGTATTCTTCCATAATGCCTTTGATTTCTCCTAAGAAATCTTGTGCCTGAGCATTACCGATCGAACCTGACATATCTAATGCAATACAAATATCAATAGTGTCTGCAAAGTTCATACCTGGAAGAACTGCACCAGTATGCCAGCTTTTACGATTAGGACGCATAAATGTATAATCGCTTTTAATTGTGCTTTGAATTTGCTGACGTAGTATTTCACGCCAATTCATTTTAGGCTCTGTAAGTTCTTTAATCATACGTGCAACACCTGCTGGAACATTGCCAGCACCTGCGGTTTGCGCCGCATTGATCATAGCTTCTTTAATTTCGTCTTTGATCTTTTTAATTTCTTCTTTTGAATATTTAGGTTTCTTCTTACTTACACCGTTGCCGTTTGAATCTTTTTCTTCGCCGTTATCTTCTTCAGAATCTCCGTCACCGCCGTCGAGGTGTTCGTCTAGCATTTCACCTTTTTGATCTAACTCGTCAAGAAGTTCTTGTAATTCTTTGCCACGCTCTTTTGCTTCTTCAAAAAGTTTTTCGTATACTTCTTCTGAAGTCCAACCGTCGTATTGAAAGTCTTGGAAACAATCTACAATCTTAGGCTTAGAACCAATTCTATCACGTACTAGTGCGTTATTAACAATATAATCTGCGGCAATGTTATAAAGCATAGGATGTCGATCACCTCTACGATTCAAGTGATCAAATACCATGTGTAAAATTTCGTGTGCAATAACAAACTCAATTTCTTTATTATCCATTGCATTAAAAAATTGAGTGTTGTAATACAAGTTGCGTCCATCTACTGCGGCTGTAGGCAACCAATCATCTGCTGCCAAAATGCGTAAACGTGTAGCCATATTACCAAAGAACGGATGACGCAATAGCAAACCAATTCGAGCAACTACGATGCGATCGTATACTTCTACACGCATTTCTTCTAACTGCTCCGGTGTAATATTAGGATCAGGTGACCAGTTTTTTAGTTTGCTTGCGGTTTCTTTAGTAGACATAACGACCTCGTTTGTTTAGCTTATAGTAGTATAATAACAGTATTTACGTACTTTGTCAAGAGAAAGTGGGCCCAAAATGAGCCCACTTTAACCATTTTATGCAGACTGTGCCGCGTTAATGTACTTGTGATAGCGATTATGGAATTCATCGAAACATTCGATTTCATCCGGATCAACAGGCAATGAATATTGAGTGATTGCAAGTTTAATACCCATAACAACCAATTCAGTTTCAAAGTTATCCATTGCAAAACGCAGGAAGTTATTTACTTTCTCATTGAATTTTTTGTCGCCGCTATCACAAGCTTCTTTGAGTTCGTAACAAAGAGACACTGTAAGGGAATACATTGCACTGATCTCTTTAGTAGTCATCTCTTTGACTTTTCCTGCTAAAATATCAGTAGGGTTAGGCATACTTGCGGCAACCTTGCGGTGTGCCATGAATTTGACAGCCAAGCCTTCTCCTACTGCACCACTAACCAAATCGGTAGTAGTGTTTTCGTCTAATTCATCTTCAATTAGCTCACTTACAAAAGACCAACTACGTGGTGTTGCAAATGAACGTGAAGGTGATTTAGGATCGAAATCGTAAAGGTCTTTCTTACTAAAAGTAAGGAAGCCTACAACATCCTGGTGGATGTTATTGTTAACTGCCCACTCAAACCAGTCATCAAATGATACTGCTAGTTCCAAGTGAACGAAACGGTTAGCCAACGGAGCAGGCATTCTGTATGTAACGCCTTTGTCTGCTTCGCGGTTACCTGCCGCAACAATCATTACGTTGTCTGGCAGTTTGTATTGTCCTACTCGACGATTCAAAATCAACTGGTATGCTGCCGCTTGTACTGCTGGCGCTGCCGAGTTCATTTCGTCAAAGAACACAACAATGTTGTCGTATTGTTTTGCAAATTCTTCGTCTGGAAGTTCGCTTGGCGCACCCCAAACCATTTTGCCAATGTTTGAATCAAAGTACGGAATACCTTTGATGTCTGTAGGTTCCCAAAGTGAAAGACGAATGTCAATCAAATGTGAATTAGGAAGTGTGTTGGTAATTTGCTGAACAATGTCAGACTTACCAATGCCCGGAGGTCCCCAAAGGAAGATTGGACGTTTCTTAGTCAGCGCATGTTTAATCGAAGTTTTTGCGCTATTTGGGCTCACGGTGCGAGTTGCTGTATTTTCCATAGTATTTTCCCTCTTTTGGATCAGTGCTTAATTTCTTACTATGTATATATAATACGCTCTATAAAGGTGTTTGTCAACTACTTTTTTGCCAAATTATGAATTATTTTGTCTATTGAGTGCTTTGGCTAGTCCATACTTTCTTACATCACCACTAAAAAGGTGCAGTTCCATTGCCTTTTTTTCGTCTGTTACAATTATGCCTCTTTTGGTAAGATAATACGGGCAGGTAATGAATTTATCCAAAAATATTACAGTTTGTGTAGTAAGTTCAAACTCTTTTGGAAATGGAACATCGTATGTTGCTAGATCTAACTGTTCAGTAATCATTTGATAACCATCTTCGGTTAGTCTTAGGCCGCCATCAGCAGAACGGATATTTTGCCACCATAAGGGCATGTATTCTGCTAAAGTTGCTTCGGAAATACTAATGTTTAATTGTTTTAAAAAAACTTTAGTATATGTTTCTTTCCAGTTCATTCTTCAACTACTTCACCGCTGGTTAATTTCATAACCTGGAAATCTTTACAGTTAAACATTTCGTTTAGTTTTTTTGCTAGATTGTGTGCATGCCCTGGATTTGAAAAAGAAACCTTTTTATACTTAGGTCCAGGATAGTTAGTTAGCACATTAGAACTTTTTAAATTGAAAGGCTCGCCGTTATAAAATACAGCCCAAATGGCTTCTGCCTTTAAAACTTGTTCACTCTTGTAAGTTTTCTTGTCTATGTTTTCAAGAAGAACCGTTGGTTTGGGTCTACTCATATGCGTTTCCTTAAAATTATATACGCATATATTTATCTCTTTTTGAAGTTATCTACGTAGTTTACTTCCAGTTAGAACCGCCGTCTAACTGTACTTGTATAACGTCATCTTGTGCTTGTTTCTGTTTTAGCAGTTGTTCAAGGTCACCATTCAATCGAGTCATTACTTCGCCTAGAGTAAAGGCAAGTTTCTTAGCAGTATCAATATCAAGACGCAGTTCTTTTGCTCTTTTTGCATCTGCACCTTTAACTGCTGATATGAACTGCTGTATTGCTACGGTATTAATATCAGTCATTTTTATATAGTCCTGGTTTGAGTTCAGTATCCATATTCCAAGAAATAATTGTTTTTAGTTTGTCACTTTTATTAATTGGAGCTCTATGAATTACGTAACTTGGAAATGTTAAAACATCACCTTCCTTAACATCAAATTCAGTAATTTCTTTTGTGTATGGATTTATGAATTGTGTTTTAGGTGTCTCTTCTGGCATGTCTAAGTAGTATACGTTAGTCCAGTTTTGTCCGTGTACATGCCATCCGTGTGTGCTATTATTAGCATACTGTTGAAACCATAGTTCGTGTACTTGACATTCGACATAACCCATTTCTTGTATAGTAGTATTTAGATGAGGGCCTAAATATGTCATTAGTTCTTGTGCCCATGGTCTGCCGCGATCCCATCGGCTAGTAGACCAATCGCACTTTGTAATATCTACACCGTCTTCTTCCTCAACAAGATTTTCGTATAATTCTTGTTCGTTGATAAGACGAAGAATTGTATCTTTTATTTTGTTATGTTCTTTTAAAGGTTTAATAACATATATACTATCTAACTTGTGTATCATTTTGGAACGCTTGACAATACCTGTTTCATTTCTAGATCTGTTTTGAAAGGTCCTTTTGTTTCGTAACGTTCAACTGTAATAAGTTTTGGACAAAAGGATTTAACCCAACCTTTATCAAAACGAATAATAAAGTATCCTGCACAATACAAACTCTTAGATTTAGCACTCTTTGTAAAAAGAGCAAGTTTCTTTTGTACATCAAATACAGGATTATACGGAGTACAACTTGTAGGAAACCCGTGTACTTCTAAATTAACATCGTGAACTGGTGTTTCGGTTGATGTCCATGTAATTTCTGCATCTAAATTTTTTGCTAGTTGTTTTACATTTTTAAAAAATCTAGTACCGGTAGTGTTACTAAGCATATACTGCCTATCTTCATTCAAGCTGATAGTACCGACTTTCTCACCTTGTGATTCTACAATCCAAAACTTATCTTTTAAAATTTCTTTTGCATTTATTTTATTCATTTAGGATACCTCGCTTGTAATGGTGTTGCATAAGTTGCTGCCTGATCTGCAATACGTTGCATATCCCACTTAGCACAGAACTTCATAAGACGCATACCAACTTGTGATATATCTTTAGGCTCAACTTCTGCAATAGTATTATTAATTATCTCTCTAATATCTGCCGGCTGTGCAGATAAATCGCATAATGTTACATTGCGATTGTAGTCGTCCAGAACACGGTGCTCATCACCATTATGATCAACCCAACGCTGTAGCATAAGATTATTCCAGTTATAACCTTTCGAGGACTTATCATCAAATGCTTCAAGTAAGCCAACTTTATTCTTTGTACCTTTCTTTCGAACGCCTGGATAAGCGGAGAAAACGTTGTCACTTGTATCACCTCGCATACATTTTTCAAATAGTAACCATTCAGGATTAGGTGCTTCCTTAGGCAGTTTAGTTTTCTTGTCTATAACTTCTTTGCCTTTGTCGTCAAAATAACCTTCGTGTGTAATTGTAACGTTTTGTATACCATTGTATTGACGTACATTAGGAGCAATCAATTGTGCAAAGTCACCGTCTGTACTAATAATAACATGATCGTCATTAGGATGTGATTGTACCCAGCCTGCAATCAAATCATCTGCTTCAAGTTGCGGATGACGCATAACAGTACAATTAGTTTTTGTATCAATAAATTCTTTAAACTCGTCAAAGATTTCCCAAAACACTTTATCTTCTTCTGCTTGTGCAGGAGTCATCGCATCGCGAGTTTCTTGTCTATTACGCTTGTAAGGCTCGTAATAATCTTTACGCCAACTGCGTCCTTCTAAGCAGAACACAACATGATCTGCATCAAAGTCAGTCCACGCTTTCTTTACACCATTTAGTGTAATGTGCAATGCCATGCCAACCTTATCATCTAGACTGCCACGTACTACATGACGAGCTCTAAAGAAAGTGTTTGCTGTATCTACTAAAACATATGTACTCATACTAATTCTTCCACAATTCCTAATGCTTCAGCTAGTATAAACAATATTCCTGCACTTGTCAAGTTTCCTGCTACCAAAAAACCGCCTGCACCAATTCGTAATACACTTTTAACTAAACTTACATAAAAGTGTCCTTTACTTGTGTCTTTAGGTTGTATACTCATCCGATTGAACTCTTATTTTTATCAATTGGAACTACGTTTACAAATCCCATCTCTCTATCTGTATCTAAACCTTCTTCAGATAGCATTTGTGTTACAATAGTTCTAAACCAAGAATCTACAATTTGTTCGTTAGATTCACCTTTATAACCTGCGTCAAGTAACTGTTCAATGAATTCGTTATTCCAATCAAGTTCAAAAAAACCGTTACGAATGTTATCAGGATTAACTTGGGTATCTAGTACAGCAACCCATGCCTCTCCTTTAGCAGTTGCTTCTTCTTTTTCTTTTTGTAGTGCTTCTCTACGAAGATCTTCAGAAGTCTTTTTTACATCAACTTCTTCTGCTGTAATTTTAGGTTTTACACCTAAAGCCTTTTTTAATTTATCCCAGTTCATATACCTGCCTCCCTAACTCTATCCTCTAGAGTTTTTGATTTTTCTTTTTGTTTCTTTTGTTCGTCAGCTTTGAACTCATCTGCATCAAAAGCATTCTCAAGTCCCCCACGCATTTCCGAATAGGCTGATGTGGAGTCTTGGGGTAAATCTCCATCCTCTTTCCATACACGCTTCGGCAACGTCTTTAACGTTGAGGGAATATTCTTCACTGCGTCCGCCCAGCGGCATAAGGTATACCGGACATTGTACCCCGGCGTCTCTGTAAGCCTCCACAGCCCTAGTAACTTCGTCAAAATCATCTTGACTAGCGACAACAAACTTGAGATAAAGGTCACTGCCGTCAACAAGGCTATACTCACGAGCAACATCAGGCAATATAGCAGTTTCCCAAGGTTCTCCTGAAACACTAAGTTTTGGGGAACAAGACCACGTGACTGTAAATCTGTCTTGATCTGTGAGATAGTTGAAGAAATCATCATGTAAAGGTTGTGTAGTGTTTGTTTCAAATGTAACATTTTTTAAATCCTGCATACGTGGATGTTCGAACAAGTCGATGTAGAGCTTTTGCCACGCTAACAGAGGCTCGCCACCTGTCATAATCAAGTGTATGTCTTGTCCATTATCTTGTGTCCACTTACCATTAGGAGTAAGCGACAGTAAATGTTCAACCACTTCGTCAACTTCTGCAAGTTTATTAAAGTGTTTAAACTCTGGGTAAATGCTTGCATATGTATCACAGCCTGTGTGAATAATAGGCAAGTCATTAAAATCTTTTGTAGTCTTATGAACATCCTTTGCAATCAGTTCTGCAACTTCTGCATTATGTTTAATGCCATCTTTGTGTTGCTGCCAACGATCTCTTTTTTCATTAGTACCAAAGTTCATACAACGAAAGTTACAACCAAAGGTGCGTAGGAATACACTAGGTACTCCTACAAACTTACCTTCACCTTGCACACTGTAAAATGCTTCTGAATATCTCAACTTCATCTTGGTGCAAACTCCTGTTGTAGTTTAATGTTGTCAAAGAACTCTTTCTTTGTGCCAGGATCGTGTTTAAAACTACCTTCTAGCACAGTTGTTTGTGTAAGTGAACTATGTGCCATAATTCCTCGATTCTCACAACAACCGTGTGTTGCTTGAATATAAACACCTAAATTTTCTGCACCTGTTGCAGTTTTAATTTCACGTGCAATATCATTTGCAAGTTCTTCTTGCAGTGTACCACGTCTAGCACACCATTGTGCAATACGTGTGTATTTGCTAAGTCCAATAAGTTTGTCAGCGGCAATAATACCAATGTATGCTACACCAGTAACTGGCTGGTGATGATGGCTACACATACTCTTTAGTTCCGAACGAACTACCAGCATGCCATTGTAGCGATCGTCACTATCATTTGGAAACGCTGTTGCACTAGGCTTAGGGTCATACCGGCCCGCCATAATCTCATTAAAATACATTTTAGCAAGACGTCTTGCTGTACCTTCTGAGTTAGGATCGTTATAACGATCAATTACTAGTGCATCAAGTACTTGATTAAATGCTAATGTAGCATCTTCAATAAGTGCTTCTTTATCGCCTTTTTGCAATACTTCTGAAATGTTGTCGCCAGCCCAGTAACGAATGCCAGCGTCTTCTAGTCTTTGTTTAATTTGTTCTGCTTTACTCAATTTTGTATTCTCCGATGTTTAGGCAGTGGATTGCCGTGTATACTGCAACATTATATACAGTATACACTTATTTAGGTTCGTTGTCAAGTTTATTCTTTAAAATAACCATCGATGACTTCCAAAACATCGTGATATTTTGCTATTTCCATAAACTCTTTATCAAGTTCTTCCATAATATCACCATGCTCACCGATTCCAACAGGATTAGTTAATAATACTTCAGCGTTCATGCGATGCTTTTCAATATGCCCTAAGGCGTGATCTCTAGCAGCCTTCAGTAGGCCAGATCTCAAGTTGCTCATCATTTTTCCTTTCATACTTTTGCTTTGACGGAATGACGCCTCTTACGCCTCCTCTCGGATCTTCCATGTCACCGTCTCGACGGAAGATTAAATGAACATGAGGATACATACAAGTCTGGCCTGCACTTTCTCCCATGTTAATTCCTACATTATAACCTGTAATGTTATTTGCTAAACTTTGTACATTTTGATTGCCCATTTCTGTAGCAAATTTAAAACAGCGCATCAAACAGTCTACACTATTTTCTTTTGGAACAACAAGTGTGTGTCCTTGTGTTACAGGATAAATGTCATTATATACAACAAAATCTCTAGTGTCAAGCTCTACGTTAGTCCACGGAGCTCTGCCTTCGGTTTGTGCTTTTTCTAGTGTGTCAAGCATAATTCCTCCTCAATATATCGTTTTAGTTCTTTATCTTCTACATCATTTGGAATATCGTTTTTGTAAAAGATTCTATAACTGTCACTGCCATATTTGCCAATGCCGCAAAGTTCGGTAGCATCTTCACCATTCCAATTTAGCCATTGCTGACTCATTTTATAAATGCGTTTTGCACGAACATTTTGCATACCTAATGGCTTTAGCATTTCTGCAATTTCATCTACAGTTGCAAGTAGTAGAAATCCAGCAGTAGGCCAACGTTCAAAGAACTCTTTTAGAACAGGTTTAGTTTGACGCCTGTCTACTTGATTTAAACAAATGACACCGACCATATGCTGCCAGCTATCTTCAACTTGCTGTTGTACCATCAAGTCGTCTCTCATTGTCCTACATTCTCCCAAGGATAAACAAGCCAAACATCTTCTTCTGCTTTATTGACTTCATGCGTAGTATAGTCTACTTTACCGTTAAATTCACTTGATAAGTTATCTGTAATAGTAGCAAAACGAACATTACCGTGCCACACTTTATCCCAACTTTCTTCATTTGGTAAACACGAACTGCGCCAATCTTCTTTAATCCAGTTAAATGTAGCACCCGTGTCATTGATATCATCTACAATAAGAATGTTTTTACGCTTACTAATATCCCAACGACTTTTATAAACTTCACGGTCTTCTTCGTTTACATATCCAAATGCATCTTCGCTCATCCAGCAGTTACTTTCACTTTCGCTATCGTCATCACGTAAACTTACCTTTAATGCTTGACCAGGTACGTTTAACATATTGCTAAGGATAGTGGCAGGAACATTGCCGCCTCGTGTAATGCCTACAATATAGTCAGGCATCCAACCGTCCTTGTACATTTGTAGAGCAATGCTAACACAAGCATCTTCTACATCTTTCCAACTGTAATAATGTTTCTTAATCATTCTTCTTTTGCACCTCTTGCAAGATATTCTTCGTTATTAATCCAACGGTAACCTTCGTATTGTACCCAACGTACAAAGCCCCATTCCTTTTGTTTACGACCCATAAAGAACAAACTCCAGCACGGAATCTCGTTGCCTTGTGAATCTTTAGCAAGCTCTAACCAATGCAAGTCGTCTGGTTTACGAAAACGGAAGTGTCCAGGGCCGCGCCATACTCGAGTACTACCTACAACAAATCCTTCATTAGATATAATAGGAATATGTTCCCAGTACCCGCCTTTTAAAATAAATGTTGCATATGACCAAGGATGATCGTGTAGTGTAGGCTCATCACTCTTTAAAACTTTGTGTAGTGTGATATTAAACGGGAAGTTCTTTCTGTTCTTTAAAAACAGATAAAACCTTACTAGATAAGGCTCTCCGTTATCCCTATCTCTAATAACTCGACGTCTGCCGAGCTTGTCCATAATTTTAGAAAGGAATGTCATCATCTATCTCTCCTGCCTTTATTTTGCCTTCATAATCTTGTTTACACATGTCGTATACGTTTTTAAAGTTGCGCCAAACTTTTTCTAGTGCTGGATACTCTTTACACATTTGTTCAACAGTTGTTGGGTTTATACTATCAAAACCTGATAACGTCCAGTCACCAATATTAATAGTATCGTCTGTAATAGTAAATGTACCATCACTGCTACTAACATTAATATCAGTTATATTATCACCTGCCCAGTACGTTGTAGTTGCACCGTAGGTATCGTTTAGATTAATAGTAATGTCACCAGTAGTATCCAAGATATCATCCAACTTTAAATCATTTACATCGATAGTAAAACTATCATCCTTCTTTGATTGCGTCATACAGTGCCGCTCCACTAAAAAAGTTTTTATTTAATATTGTACGTTGCTTATCTAGACTTACAAGATAGTCATCATAATTTTCCATGTAGTTACGGATTTTATCAACTAGCAAACCTCTGTACTTTCTATAAGCAAAATAGTCTTCAGTCCATTCACTTGGATATAAAAACTCTGGAACAGACATTTCGCTGTAACTTAGTCTATCCGGTACCATAGGAATAGCATTTACAAGTGCGCCTTCGTACCAGCTAATACCTAGTGTTTCCTGCAAGTTAGCAGAGAACACCATCTTTGCTTCACCTAGCAAGTTATGATATTCGTTCTTAGTAAGTTGACGTTCTTGACATACAACAAACTCGTATTCAGGAAGTTGTTCTTTTAAATCATTAAAAATGTCAACTTGTTTCTCAGGAGCAATACGATGCGGAAAGAGTATAAGATCTCGTTTCTCCATACCTTTGTAACTATCCAAACTATTCTTTAGATACTCCATAGGCCAGCCAACACGTTTTATACTAGTTTCTCCTGCAAGTGCTTCTTCAACCCAATCTTCAATATACGGATCGTCTGCAAACAATGTACGCATAAACATATCAATATGGAAGTCTGTAGCAAAGAAGTTGTCATCAAATACATGAAACATACTTTTCTCTGCATAACGTACCCAAGGTGCATCACCTATGAGTCTACCAAGGAAATCATGAGGATCGTAAGAACCAGCATGCCAAAGGCCACCGATTCTAATATCCACGGACAAAAGACTAGCCATGTAACGAAGCTGGATAACCGTTGGATTCCACGCATCAGTATATAAGAAATAATCTCCATCTTTTATTTCTCCTTTACAAAACATCTCACCAATAGTTTCGAGTTGTTTGCTTTTGTAAACGTTAGTGCCACCGAAATTGAGGAATGCCCCAGGCGTAGTAGCCTGAGGCGTCTCTCCTCCACTAATAACAACTACTTCGTTGTTTGTAGCATGACGCAGTTGTTTAGGCAAGTAGTCTTTCCACTGCTTAGTATAACGTGTGTCTACTGCTTCAATGTCAACGATGTAGATAGTCATTTAGTTTCTCCGTGTATTAATATTACGTCCTGCATTACGGGCTTTTGCACGAAGGTAGTTTTGATACTTTTGGTAAGCCTGCCAAACCCAAGCATCTTTTTTATACAAATCAGCCTCGTTGAAAGGCTTACCTTCAAAGCGACAATAGTCGCGGAATTTATCCAAATCGTTAAAAACTTTAGTATACGCTTCACGATTAAATTCGATAGCCATTTTAATAATCCTCTTATCATGACCTAGGGTAAAAAATAGAACAGCCGTTTTCGTTGTCTTCTGCAACGCTAATCTCTACAAACCGGCCGGGGTATTTGTTAGAGATTTCTTTGTACAAGTCATCTGCAATCATCTCACAGCTCTTGTGATTCAGTTCAAGGACACCTTCGACATCATATAGTCGTTGCATCCAACGTTTAAATTGAATAAATTCAATATCGCGATCGTTATGGAATACTTCAATACGAACACGAAAGTGAAAAATATGACGATGCGGAATACCAAGGAAACTTACATCATCCCAATCTCCTGTTGCTAGTTTAGGATCTTTATCAGCACCTGGGTACATATGTACACCTTCTTTTGCGAAAGTTACCCAAATACTACGTTCTGCTTTACGCATTGCATTTTCTTTAGCCATTTTAGCGTCTTCTTCTTTCATTCTACGTTTCATGTATGTTTCGTAACGTTCTTGCATTGTTCTTATAGTATACTTTCATTCTATAACTTTGTCAAGGCCATATTTGCTCCAATCTGTGAATTTTTCTCTGTCCATTAGATCATGTAGGCTATGACACCAAACACCTGGATTGGTTGCTTTAAAATCCTTGTCATCTAGTTTAATCATGGTGTTATAATTATACTGTTTGATGTAAGGAAGGGGAATTCTAATCTGCGGAATAAAGTTATCTTTCTCAATCATACCGCTTTCTAATAATGCTTCTGCGTGACTTAATGGAATATCTAAAGTGCATAATTTACCAGCAACTAGAAATGCTGTAATCATATTATCCCACTTTTCCCAAGCATTTGCATCTTGTGGGAAATTCACGCCTGGATTGAAACTATGATTAGCACCAAAGAAAATATGTTCACATTGTTCTTCATCGTAATGCTTTTGTATGACATCACAAGGTTGTACACCAGTAACAAATAATGTCTTTAAACCAAATGCAGGAGTCTTTTCAACTTCTACACCTGTAAAGAATGTAATATCTTCTTTTACGCCTGTTTCATAATCTCTTTTCATTTAACACTCATTCCACATTGTTCAGATTCTTTTTTGTATTTTGCAAGTTCGTTGAAACGATCTGCAACTTCACGATAAAATGTATTACCAGTTATACGTGCTCTGTCGTGCAACCAAATTACCATTTCGTCGTCTGTTGTTGGTATTGACATTATTCTAGTCCTCTTTGTATTAGATATGCATTAATACGATGCATTTCGTCTTTGAGATACAGTTTCATAGTTTTCATTCTACGAGCTTCTTCAGATACTGTTTGATTATTATAGCGTGTTTCAAGCTCTTCGTCAAGCTCTCGATGTTTCCGTTTTAGCTCGTCGTAGTGTGCTCGAAGTTTATCTTCAACACTTTCATAATTGCTCATCCTCAAGTTCCTCCAATTTATGTTCCTCTTCTTCCGTAAAGCAACCATCTTCGTGTTCTTCCTCTTCAGGTTCCTCAACATCAAACAAGGCATTGAAATGTGTACTAGCGTTTACAGTCTTTTTGCCAACTGCACCTCTAGTTCCAGGTATAGCCATCCAAAATTTACTATACTCGTCTATTTTTTGTAAGGCTTCGTCTCTGTCTGTAATTGCAAATATTTCTTCCACAACATCTCTAAATAGTATCCTGTCAAATTGCTCTTGAACAAGCATTCTCGGAATGACACCATTGTCGTATTGTCTGTTTGCTTCTTGTACTGCATTAATGTGGCTCCAAACATTATGTCCCATTTGGATAGCGTACGAGAAACTATCCCAGGACGTCTTCCCTTCTTTACCTATCTTATTTAGGTCTCCGGGAGCATATGTACAAACGTCTGATACTTTGAGTTCCGCGGTAATTGGACTGTCTTCAAAGTTTTTAAATATCCCATCTGATAGAGTAGCGTCTCTAAACAAACGGTTGTCTGTAGCATATTTTTTATCGTCAACGGACGGCACCATTCGATATGTCCATTTCGACCTATCCTCTGTTTCATTTTGAATGTAAATCTGTCCGTTTGCGGTTGCAAGGAAAGGACTTGCACAATCGAAAGTAATAGTAAAGTTTTCATTGTAGTTCTTCCTTACTGCTCTTTGAATATCTGTTAATAGCAATGCCCATTCTAATTTTGATGTACCTAGGAAGTGCATTACATCGTGTATGCCTTTTTCAAGCAAGCCGTCAAAGTGCAGTGTTACGATTCTTTTTAACACTAGATGAACATCACACATATTTTGTCCACCCATTGCCCAACCATTAAAGTGATTATCCGGATACTGTTTGGGATCACAGTAGTCCTTCATTTGGTTGTACCAATCATCTGCTTCTGCGTGATTCTCGCCTTGCAATACGTTTAGGAATTTGCAAGCACCAGTACGATTAGCGATCCAATAATCATTGTTAATTCGTGTACCATCTACAGCCTCTTGATAACTTGTGATGCCTGTTGCTTCTTGTCCTTTAGGTGAACGTGCCACCCAAGCCGGAATATCAAGCACCATGCCATAGTCCATATAAGCATCCATCCAACGGAGAACACCATCTCTTTTCTTTTGTGCTTTAGGACAATTAGGGTTTTTCCAGTCGCCTTCCCATACACCTTTACCAATTTGGAAGCCACCTGAGTCGCCTAGTATCCAAGAGTTTTGCCTATCTCTATTACGTACCATATCTTCTTTAGGAGCGTGTTTGTTAACATCAAGTTCTGCGTGTCCTGCAGAGTACAGTGTCCATTGGTATTGGAACTGTCCTTCTTGTTTGTTTAGATAGTTTAGACTTTCAACACCATTAGTAAAGTTTGAAGGAATTCGCGACTTATCTACATATTCATCATAACGCTGTTTACCAACATAAGTGGCATAAAAGCCACTTAGTGCTGGAAGAAATCTTGCGTAGTCGTTTTGTTTTGCAGTTAAATCTTTATTCATTTATTTCTCTATAACATTTTGTGCTATTACCATCATACTCAACCAGATCCATAGTGTATTAAATCCTACAAGTGTTGGTAACAATTTTTTATTACTAGCCCAAATTAATGTTAGACTTGTAAAGAGCGCAATAAAATAAAATTGCCATATTTGAATACCAAATATTAAACCTGGTATAATAATAATCGCTTTTGCAATCCAACTTGCTGCCTCGATGATATTGTAATTTGTCCAGTATTCTCTAGTAAACCACATGGCGTAACAGTCTTTGATATTACGCCATCCGGTTAGTGTGTAGATTACACTGGTCAATATTAACCAACTAACAATAGCAAAAAGGATTTGTTCTTGCGACATACTTTACTTGCTCTGTGCTGGTAAGATATAATCGTATTTCACCATGCCACTGTCAACACTAATCTTCATAGCACCTTGATCTGAAATACTCATAGTAAGTTCACCATCAAGATTCAAAATGCTTTGAACTTGCGCAACTGGCCAACTCCAAGTGTGTTGCAGAGCACCACCTACATTGTGTTGGAATACAAACTCGCCTGCGTGTGTGCTTGCATCACCAAAGCTAAACACTAGATTTCCATCTACAGTTTTTACATTAAATGTAGGTTCTTCTGAGTGAGCAGCACTCATCAACTTCATACGTGCAATACTTGCTATTGAAGGTTGAAATTCTACTGCCCAACTAGCACCTTTAAACTTAACAGTCTTTAGTTTTTCTTCAATGATTGCTTTATTCATAAAGCGATAATCGTTTTGAAAGTCACCAGCCGCATTTTCAAAGTGAATATGTGTTGGAACAGTTTCACCGTTGCGTTCTGCTTGTACAACTTGTATTTTAGCATTGTCTTTGTACTCTGGATTTTTCAAATGCAAACTTAGTTTGTCTAGGTTAGGCATGCCAAATGTACCTACAAATTCGTTTACTGGTGCCTTTGTTTCTGCACTCAAAATAACAGAACGATCTTCTGCCATTGAGTCAATTTGTGTGCTTTCTTCATTGCTAACTTTAACTAATGATAGGAAGCCTAGTGCGTGAGTATGTGCTACTACGTCTTGCAAGATATCTTTCATTTTACCTTTTCTCCATTGAATAAGTTTATTATATTGTCATTGCCTTGATTTGTCAAGAACTTTTCTACCGTATATTTAGGTTTAAAGCCTAGTGCCTTCATTTTTTCTATGTTGGCGCAAGTAAACTCTCGCTCACCTGGGGTATTTAGGCGCACAGGCAAGTCGGGCGCCAGGTCTTGGATCTTTACAGGATTACCAGTACCAATATCAATAATACCATTTACATGAGTATTTCTAATTAGTATTTCAATTGCGTCTAGTAGGTCGTGTAAATGTATAAAATCTCTATAATGTTTAGTTGTGTATTCTAGTGTACCGTTGCGTAACTTATTAAAGAACATATTTTCTCGAGGACAACTATCAGAATATACAGTATGAAAACGCATACCTAGCATATTACCTGCGTTATAACGTTCTGCTAGTTCTTCTAGTACATACTTAGACGCCGCATAAGGGTTCAAATCGGGCTCGTACGCACTCGAACTGCTCGCATATAGTATGCGTGTATTAGGATAGCGTTCAAACAGTCTGCGGCTTGCTTCTACATTGTTATACCAATAGCCTGCAGGATCTTTTAAACTTTCACGTACACCGCTTTTACCTGCTAAGTGTATAATTAAATCAAATTCTTCATTAAATTCACAAGTTTGTAAATCTTGACTGTTGTTTAGACCGTCTCGATCCCAGCCATCTTTTAGATCAATTCCGATTACTTGATTATGTTTACGTAATCTTTCTAAAAGTGCAGATCCTATAAAGCCTCTGTGTCCTGTTAATAAAATTTTCATGCTGCAATTCCTTGTTCTTGGAACCAACTTAGATATTCCCAAGTTTGCTGCCATTTCTGTACATGTCTAGTATGATGTACAACTTGTGCTAGTGGATAATCATTTCCGCCTTCGTGCATTGCATCACCGAAGAACCATAACACATCTTCGGAATCAAAGTCTTTTACAATTTGACTTTTGTCAAATCCTTTAGGTGAAATATCAATACCAGTTTCACCGCCTACTTTTGCTTCTAAGTTTGGGAATTGGTAATTAAACTCTTGTGCAATTTCATTTCTTTCATTTTGTTCTGTATCCCAAGTAACATATTTTGCACGTTCTAATTTGTCTGCATTTCGTCCTACGATGCTAAAGTTTACCATCCCTGGACGATGTTCAAAATGTAATCCTGTACGCAACGGAAATATACTTTGTGTTAAAATATCAGACAAGAAGTTATGTGCATCTTCAGGAAGTGTCCATTCGTTAGACTTAATATGTGTTTTGCCTTCCCAAACATCATTGCCGTTGCAGTTGTAAACACGTTTACATAAATTGTAGGTAGGTTCACTAATTTGTTCTACGGTTTTAGGTTTGTCACTTCCAGTAACCAAGTATACATGATTGCTTAAACAAAATGTATTAAAAAATGCTTTAAAGTTTAGATCAATAATGCCTCTACTAGGCGTTAGTGTTCCGTCTACATCAAATATAAATTTATTCACAGACTCGTTTCCTTAAATCGCTTGAGCTAAATCTATGATCTCGCTTGTTAAAATATAAATCAATATCACGTTTTCGACAAATATCTTTACCAGTAAAGTCTTTATCGCGATATTCTTCTCCTAGTATGCGTACATCAATGTTATACATACTAAGAATATCTTCTAAGTCACCTTCAGTAACATACGGAATAATTTCATCAACATAACTAACTGCTTTGAGTTGTGTGTAACGCTCAACAACAGTCTGTATAGGTTTATTTTTTTCAGGACGATCTAATGTAGGATCAACTTGCAATCCACAAATAAGATAATCGCATTGGTCTTTTGCATCACGTAGCATTTGTACGTGTCCTGCGTGTAACAAATCAAATGCTGAACAAGTAAATCCTACAGTCATTTAGTACCTCTTGCACCATCAAACACACAAATAAAATAACAACCTTCAACGCCAGCATGAACACGATGAAATACACCATCTTCAATTAGTACAGTATCACCTTCGAT